ATATGCTACATTTAAGCAGCCTGACAGGTTGTTTGGGTTCCTCCCATATGCTAAACAGAATAACATATTACTAGAAATGAAAGGCGTGGAAAGATCACTTGGTGCATTAAATATTTTCTATGAAGATATTGAAAATAAAATATCAAAACGTGATATTATTGAAGTAAACAAAGCGTATTTTGAAACAGGAATGTCTGCTTTAAATGCTGATAGAAGTTATGAACACGTATATGTGTTTGGTCCTTATGATTATGTTGATGGAATGGAAACCTTGAGTTCATCACTTGTCGGTGCAGATTTTTATCATTTAGATAAAGATGCATATGGAGATAATTTTGAGTATGCACAATGTGAAATTGTAGGTGTTGGTTGTATACCAATGTTTGACCACCATTGGGCATCACACTGTTATATTTATGAAAATGGTAAAAAAACAGAGAAAAAATTCATAGATTTAGATACTTATGGTTTATTTGTTAAAAAGGATTTATCAAATGTTAAAGAAACGGTTGAAAAAATAAACGATATATATTCAAATAAGGCGCTTAAGAAACAATATCTTGATTGTAGTTTTGAAATAACAAGAAATCATTGTGACAGTCAATTTATATTTCAAAACCTTATTAATGAAGTAATGAAAATAGAAAAAACAAAAATAATAAAAACTAAAGCATTATTTTAATATGAAAAAGGTAAAATATTATAACGAAGCAACATTTCAAGAAGAAAAAATAGAATTTCCCGATGAAATGGTTAATCTTGCATTAGTAATATCTGAAAGTTTAGGAGAAATAAAACTTGATGATATCGATTGGAAATCGTATCCTAAATTATATGGGCCCATTATGGTTGATAAAGATAAAAAATCTTTACGATTTGAAGTTAATTTAGCTAAAAATCGAATTGATAGAGAAATAGGAAAAAATCTTTATATTGTAAAAATCACTAAATTTGAATAAAAATGAAACAATTAATTATTTTAAAATGACCATAGAAATTACAGTACCACCATTTGATGACATTGATGATGATGGTAATTATATTGGAAATGATATTAACTTTTTAATTAAAAATACAATGAGAAAAAAAGACGTATTAAAAAAAATTTTAGAAACACCTTGGGAAAAACTTCCAAATACAACAACATTTAAAGGTGAATTATTTTTACTACAAAAAAATGAGTTCGAAAAATTACGAAAACATATTGGTATTAGTGATATATCGCTGAATGAAAATAATTATGACACAATAATTATTGGTAATATAATATGTAAAAGGCAAAAATAGTAAAAACTAAAGCATTATTTTAAAATGACACCTGAAAATGTTATAAAAACTATAAGAGAATCTTTTGGCGCTTCTATAACAGTATATACATTTGGTAACTGTTATCAATTCTATGAAATTCTTAAAACTATATTTCCTGAAGCTAAAGCTTATGAAAGTGGTGGTCATGTATATACTAAAATTGATAATGAATTTTATGACATTAGAGGAAAACTCGATCAGGATAAAATGAATTTAATACCAGTAAATGAATCTAGAATAGAATCACTTTCTAAAAATAAGTGGACAGATGAAAAAAGAATAGAATATAATAAAATTAACACTAAAGCATTATTATAATGAAAAACTGGAAAATTGAAGAAATAAATGAAAATCTTATTTTTAAATTTAAAGATGAAATAAAAGCATTCATTGCACCGGATGGAAAATATCATTCATTCGATGACATAGTTATTCATACTGGAAATATAATTGAAAAACTTCCTGGTGCAACAAAATTTTTAATACATAAACGTTTAAATATTGACATATGACACCTACAGATTTAAGAATTAAATTTAAATTAAAAACTGGCATTAATGCAGTGCATAAAGTAAACTCAAAAAATAGACACATATATCTAAGCGATAGATATGTTAAATGGCTTGAAAATGATAATATAAAATTAAGAGAACAATTTAAACGAGATACAGGTTTAAATGCAACATTTATTGATGCAAATTATGAAAGTGGAATTAATGAAACTAAATACAAAGATGCATATAAAATGTGGTTAGAAGAATATCATCTTCAATGGATAAATTTTGCGCAAAAATTAAAAGAAAATGAGTCTCATAAATGAAAAATATGAAAAGGTAGTTTGTATAAACTTAAAAGAACGACCTGATAAATATAAATTTGCTAAAAATCAATTTGAAAAAAATGATATAAAAATAGATGAATGGTTTCATCCTGTTATTCCAGGATATGCATCTAAATTAGTTGAACTTTATGCCGATAAGTATAATGTTCCGCAACAAAATCATATATTATTTAATAAACATTTTCCCGGAGAATTAGGTGCTATGCAAAGCCATTATCATGTTATAAAATCTGCATTACTTGATGAAGTAGAAAATCTTTTTGTTTTTGAAGATGACTGTTCATTTCATAAAAATTGGAGTGAATATTTACCTAAATATTTTGATACTATTCCTGAAAATGCAGATGGAATATTACTTTATTCATTTATGGATAGATTATTGCCAGAAAATGTTAGAATTCAACCTCGTTGGACTAAAGGATTTGCAAGTTGGAGTTTTATTGCTTATGGATTAAATAAAAGAGCAATGGAAGCATATATAAAACTTCAAGATTCACAACCAATGATTGCAGATAAAGCATCCTGGGTTATGATGACACAACAAGGATTTAATTTTTATATTGCAAGTCCTCCCCTTGTTTTACCTTCAAAAACTTTAACTAGTTCAATAAGAGGAGAAAATAAAAATTATGAGAAAATAAAATCAATATTTATATTAGGTGTAAATGAAAACGATTATGAATAAACATAAATTTTTAATTATATGGAAATAAAAACAAAATTGTTATATTTAGATGTAAAGAATACTAATGGTAGAATTTACACTCAAAAATGTGCGCTTAAGATGATGGAACAATTTAATGCATATGTGCATAATACCGGTGCTTTATTAGGTGAATTAGGATATCCTGAAAAATTTGAAATAACATTAAGTAATGTTTCTCATCAAGTTAAATCCCTACATTTAGATTTAGATAAAAACTATTTAGAAGGAACTATTGAAATTTTAGAAGAAACACCAAATGGTCAAAAAGTATTAAGAGCTTTAGGATGGACTACAGAAAAATTTGATGATTTATTTGCTGTTAGTCCAAGAGGTTCTGGAATAGTTGAAGAAACTGGAGAAATAGATTATGAAAGTTATAAATTGTACACATTTGATATTATTCCTAAAGATCAAGATGCATTTAAAAATGTAGAAGATAAATTAAAATAATTATAAAACTATGAAACTATTAAGAAGAAGTAGAACACATAAACTATTAGGGGGAGTTTGTGGTGGTATTGGTGATTACTCTGGTACAGATCCTATCATATGGAGATTAATTTTTTTATTAGGGGCACCGTTTTCTGGTGTATTACCATTTTTGTTCATTTATATTGTTATGTGGATTGTTATCCCAAGAGAAGATGTAAACCCAAATGAAAAAACAGAAAACGTATAAAATATGAGAAGAGCAAGAAAAAGATCAGAAAAAGTAAAAATAAAAAAAATATTGGAATCTTTAGATGAAGAATCTATTGTAGAAAAAAACATAGATGAAAATTTAGAAGAAGTATTGAAAGAGGCATCACTTTACCATGGTATAAAATGGGATCATAATATTAATAAATGGGTGAGATTAAAATTTTAATAAATGAATACTGTAAATATTTACACTCATGAGTGTATGGGTGATCATCTTATATCTTATGGTGCAGTAAAAGAACTTGCAAAACCTTATGATAAAGTGTTTGTTCGTACATTTAATCCCGGTACTTTACATTTTGATAATGTTAAAAGATTATATTCAAGTATTAAAAATGTAGAAGTAGTTTCAAGTGAAGAGGCTGAAAAATGGGATTCATGTATCATATTTGCAACTACACAATTGTGGTTTGATCAAGTAAAACCATGGTATGAAAACCCCAGATTACCATATACTTTAACCAAAAATATGATTTTTGATATATTTTGGTATGATATGGTTAATTTGCCTCTTAATTTAAAATGGGATAATTTTTATTTAGAACGAGATTTGGAAAAAGAAAAAAATATATTTTATAATATATTTAAATTAACTAATAATGAACCTTTTATATTTTTACATGAAGATCCATACAATGGAGATTCTAATAGAACTATTAAAAGAAAATATATTAATTCAAAATTAAAATTAATTAATATAACATATTATTCTGATATTAGTATATTAGATATGTGTTATACAATAGAAAGAGCTAAAGAAGTTCATGTTATTAATAGTTCTTTTTTAACTTTTATTGATTTGATGAATATAAAACACGATAATTTAAACTATCATAAATATGCAAGACCAAATCCAGTTGAACAAGTAGCTTTACGTTTAAATTGGAAAATAATAGATGAATAAATCATGTCATTAATTGTATATACATATCATGGATTTGGAGATTATTGTATTGCATTTGGTATCTTAAAAGAATATGCTAAAATACATGATAAATTATTTTGTTATACGGATCACGTTGATGAAAATTCTATAAATACTCGCAAAAGATTATTTTCTAGCATTAAAAATGTAGAAATAATGGATGAGATTTACTATGATAAAAAAACTCATCGTGATCTAGGAATTGCACACAGAAAACCTTGGTTTGATGCAGTTCAACCTTGGTATGATAATCCATATTTACCTATACCAGAATGGTTTAGTGAAAATTGGATATTTGATGTAGTTTGGTATAAACAAGCAGGTGTGCCGTTTCAATTAAAGTGGGATAATTTTTATTTCGAACGAGATTTAAAAAAAGAAAAAGAAATATTTTATGATGTTATGAGTATAAAAGATAACGAAGAATATATTTTTTTACAAGATGATCCAAATAGAAATATGATCATTAAAAGAGAATATATTAAATCTGATATAAGATTAATTGAATTTTCTAAATTTCCAGAGATAAATGTATTAGATATATTATACACTATTGAAAAATCTAAAGAAGTACATACATATAATACCGGTCTTGCAACTTTTATGGATTTAATGAATATAAACCACGATAATTTAAATTATCATAAATATATTAGACCCATGATATTTGAACAACCTATATACAGATTAAATTGGAATTTTATAGAAAAATAAGATGAAATTTGCAACATGTGTATTATCATATAATCAAGATAAATGGATAATGAGAAATATAGAAAACTCATATTCACATGTTGATAGAATTTATGTAGGTTATAGTAAAGTACCTTGGAATTATGATTCTGCATCACGAAACTCTAGATTAAATAATTTTAACATAAATATAATTAAAGATTCAAAATATAGAGATAAAATTAAAGTAATAGAAGGTGATTGGTTTCATGAATTTGATGAAAGAAATGAAATATTAAATACTGCAAAAAAAGATGGTATGGATTATTTAATGATTCATGATGCAGATGAATTTTATTTTCATGAAGATTTTGAAAAATTAAAAAGGTTTGTTTATGATAATCCAGGATATGATTCATACGCTATTAAATTATACGCATTTTGGAAATCATTCAAATATGTTCTTATAACTCCAAAAAGAATCGAAGAAGGCCAACAGTTGGGAGGAAAAATAAGTGGAATGGCAGAAACAGTTTTAGATTTATCTAAAAATCTTAAATTTACACATGTAAGATATTCAGGAGCAAAAAAATACATAATACTAGATGAAAATGATATTGTTTTTTACCATGCATCGTATGTTTTAACAGATGAAGAATTATATAATAAAATAAAAACATGGGCGCATAGAAATGATTTTGACCCAGATAAATGGTATAATGAAAAATGGTTAAATTGGACACCTGATATGAAAATTTTGCATCCAATATATTCTTGGGCTTGGTCACACGCAGAAGAATATGGTGGAAAGTTACCAGAAGTAATAAAAGATTTAAAATAATAATTATGGAGTATAAAATTTTAGATACTAAAATACGAGGTGTGCATAAACATGTAGATTATACATTTGAGGGAATTAATATTTTACAGCACCCAAATATTACAATATACTTTCCAAAAATAATAAATAATTTTGATAGAATAATTGAATTTGGGACATACTTCGGTGCTTTAACTCTATACTTACATAAAATTAAAAATGTAAATTGTGAATTAATATCTTATGACATTAATACAAGCTTGTGTAAAATACCAAAAGAATATAATATTGATACACGATGGGGAGATTATTATAAAGAACCGACAATTAATGAAGTTAAACAATTATTAGAAGATAAATCTAAAAGAGTATTATTATTGTGTGACGGAGGATACAAAGAATATGAATTTAATAAATTTAGTGAATATATAAAAACTGATGATGTTATAATGGTACATGATTATGCAGAAACAGATGAAGAATATAATTTATTTACACATAAAATAGATTGGTTTGACATAGCAGACTCAGGATGGTACGGAATTAAAGAAAGTGTAAAAAAATACAATTTATCTAAACA